CAGCAGGAGATCTCATACGCCCTCGTCGGCCGCCGGCCGCCAGAGCCTTACGCCAAGGCCCGCGTATCGATCGAGCGCTGCTCCCGCGGCGAGATGGATCCTGACAACCTGGTGGCCTGCGTGAAGCCCATCATCGATGCCCTGCGTTACGCCTGTGTGCTGGTCGACGACAGTCCCAAGCATCTCGTGTTGCAGGTCAGCCAGACGCGCTGTCCGCGCAAACTAACTCCCCATACCAAAATCGAAATTGACCCTTTGCCTGCTACAACCTGAAGGAGATGATGATGCCCACTGTATTTACCCCATTTACGAAATCCATCAGCTGGACGGACTCGACAATTGGTGCTGATGGCAGTCCATTGCCTCAGGGCGAGACGTTGACGGATACCGCCATTGGAGTCCGCGCTGACAGTGATGCCACTCATGGTCCAGGCAATTATCAGTACACCGCCATAATTGCCGCGCCAGCGGCATCCGTGACGCCGGCGACTCTGAATGCCGCAATCGGTGCCACGACCGGACAGAGTAACTTCGCATTGCCGCCCGGAAACTATTGGCTCAATGGAGAACAGACTGACACGTTGGATGGCGCATCGGCCACGAGTTCGTGGGGCCCCACGGAAACGCCGTTCTCAGTACCGGTGCCGATCGTGCAGCCCAGCAACCCCACGGCTTTTACTGTCGCCTGACCTGCTGGTTGCCCAGTTGGATCAGGCGTTACTGCAGCCTATGTAAAAAGTGCGGGTGTGCCTGAGGCACCCGCTGGAGTCTGTCATGACACCTGAGAAGCGTCGCGAAATATCAAGTTTGGGAGGGAAAGCGGTGCGGCCCGAACAGCGTTCTTTCAGTCAGAATCGAGAGTTGGCACGCGAGGCTGGCCGAAAGGGCGGAATTCAACCTAAAAGGAAGTTGGCTACGCTTGCTGTTGACTCAACCTCGGCCGATGATTCAAACACCGTTCCACGTGGAACCCCGATGGTGACTCATGGCTGACAAAATCAAAGACGCGAAGCTCAGCGACCTCATGCGCACCGGCAAACCGAAGGCGAAGAAGAAAAGCTTTGCCAAAGACTACAAGGAAGCGAGGCGCGCTTGTGGCTAAGAGCGAGTTCGCCAAACTTGAATCCAAACTCGCTCGGAAGAAGGGCGTGCGCAATCCGCGCGCTCTGACGGCCTACATTGGCGATGAAGCCATCGGCAAGCACGAGATGGCCGAGCGCTCCGCCGAGTCGCGCGAGAAACACAAACGCGAGAGGCGTCGACACTGATGCGTAAACGGCCCGCATTGGATTGGCTCTGCGAGCGGCTGGCGCGTCCGATTGACAAAGAAGCGTGCTTGCTATGGCCCTTCAGCGTCAATATTCGCAAGCCCTATGGGCAAGTTTTCTTTGAAGGAAAGAACCGCATTGCGACTCGCGTGGCATTCAGGATTTTCTATGGACATTACCCCAAGAATTTTGTCTGTCACTCCTGTGACAATCCACGCTGTGTGAATCCCCATCATCTATACGACGCCGACAATGCCACGAATCTGCGAGACGCCGCGAAGAAGGGTCGTTTGGGCTGGTACAACATTAAAATCGATGCCCTGGGTGAGCGCGTCCGGGATCTCGCGGCGCACGGTATTCGCAAAGTCGATATCGCGGCATGGCTGCAGATATCGACTAGACACGTATTTCATATTTTGAGCGGGCGCAGCCGCGTAGGAGTTCTGACATGACCGAACACACCAAACCCGTGAAGACTCCCGACAATTGGGGTGCCGATGGAATGTCGAAGGGCAAGCAGACGGGCCCTGTCCGTCCCACTCCCGATGCGTGCCGCCCCAAGAAGTAAATGGACTCGAAGATTTTCAGCCGCGGCGCCGAGCTCAGCTATAAGACGCTGACTCGCATTCCCGCCGACGCAAAGCTTCGTCCCTTGCGCGATCACATCATCGTCGAACCCCTGGCCCATACCCTCTCGGCCATCATCCATGTGATTGACGAGCGCAAGCCGGCCCAAGGGATCGTGAAGGCGATCGGCCCCGGTCGGCACCATTGGAAGTATGACCACCAGGAGAAAGGCAAGCGCACCAAAGCTTGGCTCTCCAAGGTCTTCACGCCCACCGATGTGAAGGTTGGCGATCTGATCCAGATCGAGGAACGCCCTTTCGAGACGTTCTATTGGGGCGATAAGCTCCATATGATCATCCGCGAGGGCGATGTCTGCGGCGTGTTGCCTCCGGGCACTATGGAGCGCGCCGCGTGAAACGCACATTCGACCACCCGAACAAATTGACTCTCACCGTGCGCACCGAGCGCGGCGCCATCTCCATTGATGTGGGATTGGAATGGCTCACTCGTCAGGAGCGAAACTACCTGTTCACGTTGATGAAGACGGCAAAGGAGGGCGGCACAATCGGCTTCGGCGTGGATCCAGGTGAGCCTGGGCAAAGCATTCTGAAGCTGACCCTCGGCCAATCTCCTGCCGAAACCCCGGGAATCCCCCTCGAAGCGCCAGCGGAATCCAATGGCACGCCGTCATAACACTGCTCGTGCTTCCTCCACGGGCGCCAGGCGCGTCCTGCAGGTCCATGGCGACAGCGCGCCCGTCGAACTTCCCAAGCAGGACCAGACGCCCGAGGAGAAGGCCCAAGCCGCTGGATGGGCAAAAGGCCAGCTCCTGAACGTCCGCAACGCTGGCGAGTATTACAACGTGACGCTCCTCGGTGAGGAATACGATCCGCGCAGTCCGGAGCGCTGCCTCCAGTTCACCAACCCGAACGATTGTCAGGACTTCGTCAGCCGCTGGTACGCACGCGAGCCCGGGCAAACACCGTTCGGCTAAGCTTTATGTCCCTGAAAACAAATCAAGAGGATTCAAGTGTCTCATGGCGGCGCTCGTGAGGGTGCGGGTCGACCCAAGGGACGCCGAAGTCGCAAGACCGAGGAGCGCCTCAGCAAGATTGAGTCGAGCGGACTCACGCCACTGGATTACATGCTCACCATCTTGCGCGATACCGAGCAGGACCAGGCTGTGAGACTGGACGCCGCCAAGTCAGCCGCGCCCTACATCCATCCGAAGCTGGCCACGACGGTTCTTAAAGGCGATGCGGACGCGCCCATAGCTCTCGAGCTCAAGGGGAGTGACGTGCATGGCTGATCCCGCGAAAGTCCACCCTTGTGGTTGTACCGACTATGGTGAGAAGAGACATCCGGCTCTATGCTCGGCTCACAATCGGCAATGGAGACTGGAGGAAATTGCGCGGTTGCGTGAATGGTTATCACAGCGTGTAGCTGAGATGCCACGCTTACTTTGTCCGACTTGCGGGAAGGGCGCCTTGTACTACGCGAGACGCCCCGAGTTCATCGATAAGCCGATTGAGTACGTTGAGTGCGATTCTTGCCACGAGATATTCCAATTGGAGTGTCGTGGCTGACTTTCACCTCACCGCCAAACAGGAAGAAGCGCAGGAGCTGCTCAACGGCCCCGCGCAGCACGTCATGCTGGCTGGCGGGAGCCGATCGGGTAAGACACTGCTGATCGTGCGCAAGATCATCCAGCGCGCGCTGAAGGCCCCTGGCAGCCGCCATGCGATCCTGCGATTCCGCTTCGGTCACTGCATCCAATCGATCGTGCATGGCACCTATCCTACGGTGCGCAAGCTTTGCTTCCCGCAGATCCCCTTCAGTCCGAAGGAGATCAACCACAGTGCTTGGTTCGCTACGCTTCCGGGGGGCAGTGAGGTTTGGTTTGGTGGCCTCGACGATAAGGAAAGGGTCGAGAAGATCCTCGGCAACGAATACGCATCCATCCTGCTCAACGAGTGCTCTCAGATCCCCTACGCGTCGCGCAACATGGCCGTCACTCGTCTCGCGCAGAAGGTCGAGGACCGCGCCACGGGCAAGCCGCTACGCCTGAAGATGTACTACGACGAGAACCCGCCCGACAAAGGGCACTGGTCCTACAAACTGTTCAAGACCCATCAGGATCCGGACTCCAAGCAGTACCTGCCCGATCCCGAGAATTACGGCTTTCTGCAGCTCAACCCGCGCGACAACATCGAGAATCTGCCGCCAGAGTATTTGAAGACACTTGAGTCATTGCCTCCCCGACTGCGCAAGCGCTTCCTGGATGGTGAATTCAGGGATGCTGCGCCCAACGCGCTGTTCACCGACGAACTCCTGGAGAAGTGGCGCGTCATTGATCAGGAATTGCCTGAGATGTTGCGCATCAACGTCGCCGTCGATCCGTCTGGAGCTGACGACGAGGGCAATGCGGAAAACGATGAGATCGGAATCATCGTTGGAGGGTTGGGGATCGATGGCAAAGGTTACGTGCTCGCGGACCTGACGTGTAAAGCAGGGCCTGGCACCTGGGGCCGCGTGGCTGTGCAAGCATACCAACGGGAGAGTGCGGACCGAGTAGTGGGAGAAGTCAACTTCGGGGGTGCCATGGTGGGATTCGTCATTCGCACCGCCGCTCACGAGCTCAAGACTCGAGTGCCATTCCATGCGGTGACAGCCTCCCGCGGCAAAGTGGTGCGCGCTGAGCCATTCTCCGCACTGTTTGAGACGGGAGACATTCGCCTCGCCGGCTACTTCCCCGAACTCGAAGACGAAATGACCGGCTTCACGACCTACGGCTATACCGGTGATCATTCGCCCAACCGCGCTGACGCGCTGTTCTGGTCCATGGCCGATCTATTTCCCGACCTCATGAAGCACGAGGACGAGATCAAGAAGCCCCCCGAGCGCCCGTTTATTCACCGGCCGTCGCGAACAGGATGGATGCGCACGTGAAGATCGCGCTCGATTACGACGGAACAATCACGCAGGACCCGACCCTCTGGGAATCATTCGTATACGAGGCCCGCGCCTCTGGGCATGAGGTACGGGTGGTGACTTCGCGGCATCCGGAGGACGCGCCAGAATTCGCTGCATGTCCGATCTTCGCCACTGGCATGAAGCCGAAGGGTCCATTTCTCGCCAGCCTCGGATGGGTGCCCGATGTTTGGATTGACGATCACCCAGAGCGCATTTTCCGATGACAGACTCCACCGACAGCGACGACAAGCGCGAATTCCTCGCCCTTTCTAAACAGCAGATCTGGGAGGAGGCGAGAGACAGGCTCCAGATCTGCGCCGACAAGGAAAGCAAGGACCGCCCTCGAGCCAAGTCGGAGATCCTGTTCCGGGAAGGCGAAGGTCATTGGGACGAACAAGTCACGACGACCATGTCCGAGGACTTGCCCGAGCTCACCATCAACCTCACGGATGCGCTATGTCAGCGGGTTGAGAACAACATGGGCGAGCAGGAGCGCTCAGGAAAGGCGCATCCGGTTGGAGATGGCGGAGATGTCGAGACCGCCGAGATCATCAACGGCATCCTGCGACACGTGGAGACACGCTCGGAAGCCTGGATTTCCTACGCCCAGGCCCGCAAAAGCGCGGTCACTCATGGATGGGGATACTTTCGGCTGATTGCTGAATGGGAGCACGAGCGCAGCATGCGGAAGGATCTGCGCATTCTGCCGATCCGGAACGTCTTCACGGTCTACATGGATCCTGGCGCAATCATGCCGTCCGGCTCCGACCAGCAATGGTGCGAGATCATCAACGACATGGCGTGGACGGAATACAAGGCTCGCTACCCGCGCGCCGAAGCGTTGCCATTTGTCGATCCGACGCGCGCCGACATCAAAACGGATTGGTACGACAGAGAGCGCATTCGTCTCGCAGAGTACTTCCGCATCCGTCAGAAGCTCGAGAAGCTGTGGGGTCTTCGGAACATCGCCAGCGGCGAGGAACGCACCCTGTTTGAGTCGGAACTCCCGCCGAATCTGAGTTCGGCATGGACCAAGGAAGGCTCGCGCGAGTCGCTCCGCAATTCAGTGGAGTGGTTCAGGCTGAACGGCCAGGACGTGATCGAGCGAGCTCAATTGCCCGGTCAGTGGATCCCGGTGTTTCGCGTCGAAGGCAATGCGGTCGACATCGACGGGGAGGTGACTCGCCGCGGCATGATCAAGTCCATGATGGACCCGCAGCGGATGGTGGACTACGCCGAGACCGCCAAGATCAAACGTCTGGGACTGACACCACAATCTCCATGGGTGGCCGCCGAGGGCCAGTTGGATGGTCACCCTGAATGGGATGACGACCATATCACTCCGCGGAAAGTGCTGACCTACAAGCCCGTCACCATCCAGACCGCGCAGGGTGAAGTTCCCCTGCCCCCGCCCCAGCGCCAGCCGCCGGCCCAGATCGAACAGGGCTTCAGCGAGTTCGTGCAGGGGATGCGCACCAACCTGTTGGCTGTCTCGGGCATGCCGAACGAGCCAGGCCAGGATAAGCAGGGCCAGGTTGTTTCCGGGATCGCGCTGGACAAGCGCCAGTTGCTCTCCGATCAGTCCCATCTGCAATATGCGAAGAACGAGGACAGCGCAGTCACTCAATGCGCCCGAGTGGTGGTGAGCTGGATCCCGGCCTACTTCAATGAGCCCAACCGCGTGCAGCGGATCATCGGCGCGGACAGCAAGCCGCAGCTGGTGACGCT